CGTCCACCGCATCAGCAGCCGCTCCGCCTGGGTTAGCACGCCTGCCGCGCCAGCGCCTGGATCTGCGCGCCGACCTGGACCTGAAAGTGCTGGCGCCAGGTCGGCGCCGACAGGTCGCACGTGGCCAGGAAGCTGGTGGGCACGAACATCAGCGCCGACCACTCGCCGGTGCGCGGGTTCATCGTGCTGATGCAGAGCACCGACAGGTGCAGGCCCAGGCCCAGGCCGCGGCACAGCGTGACCTTGACCGGCAGCGCCAGCAGCTCATGCAGCATCGCCTCCAGGCGATCCCGCTGGAACTCCGGGCACTTCCACAGCTTGGCCACCGCGCTCCGCTTCGCCATCTCCGGCAAGCCTAACGACCGTGGGCGCGTGTGCCTGGACCTCGAGCAGCACGCGCACCGTCGTGGCGCGCTCCGCCGGCGGCAGGCTGGCCAGGTAGCGGTCGAGCGCGACGGCATCACCCGACGTCGGTTGCGGCTCCCTCGGCTGCACGATCTGCGGCGGCTGCGCGGCGGCCAGCGGGTCGAGCCCGACCTGCAGGCGCAGTGGCGTGCGGCCCTGCTCCCGTTCCTCCAGCCAGGTCAGCCACTTGAATGCGGTGATGCCGCCGGGGTCAGCCAGGATCTGCTCGGCCACCTTCGCCGCCACCAGGTCGGCCACCGTCCGCCCGTTCTCTGTGTCGCCGCCGATCAGCAGCGCCTTCCGGATCCGCCCGCCGATCTGCAGGGTGCCCTTGGGCACGCCGCCGGGGTTCAGGCTGACACCGGGGAGCATGGTGCCGTCTTCCCGCCGACCAGGCTTGGGCCCGGTCGGCCAGGGCACCGCGGGCAGGGCGCGCTCCGGCACCGGCTCAGCGGCCACAGCCTGTTCCTCAGGCGCGCCAGGGTCCGCGTCGGCGGTCACCGCGGCGGCTCCTGCACGATCCGGCGCACGCTGTAGCGGCTGGTCACGGCGCGGTGGCCGTCCTGGAACTCGACCAGGATGCTGCCCCTGCCGGCCGCCAGGACGCGGCAGGGCTGGCCGTGGCGATCGGGAAGCCAGAGCCGGATGCGCCAGTAGTGCGTCCAGGTCACAGCAGCCGGCCCTGCCCGCGCTGGGCGTCCCGCGTCGCCTGCGCCGTGGCCGCATGGTGCCTGGCGTCGTAGCGCAGGTGGCAGCGCTGGCAGAAGGCGCGCAGGTTGCCCATGTCGCTGTTCTCCGGCTGGTGGTCCAGGTGCGCGATGGTCAGCACGATCTGCCCATGCGCCCAGGCCGCCAGGGTGCCGTTCTTTTGGGAATTATAGACTTGACTACCTAGAGCACGACCGGCTCGGGGACCACTGTGAACTTTTCGCGCAACCATCCGAAGAATTTGCTGTCGCTCCAGCCACTCGGCGTCAAGAGTCCGGCACTAGCGGCGGCCATCAGATCCTTGGTGTCCACCGGGACGAAACAGACGGTCGGGAAGTCGCGGATGTCCACGACCAGAACCTTTGACGTTTCTGCGAGCGAGGTCAGCAAGTCGGCCGGCGTGCATTTACGCCCAGATCCCACGTACTTGGACTTCTGAAACTTCACGCCGCCGCGAGTCAGGCACTTGACGCTGACCTCCATTGCGCCGAGTTCCCCAACATCAACCGCCCCGTCAGTGCCGGCCCGGTTGGTGTTCAGATGCTTGGCAAAGTCATAGAGCTTTGCGCCCCAGTGCTCTGAGAAGCGCGACGTAACGCGGGCGTCACGGAACTCCTTTTGCACGATCTCCGTGGAGATGTTCAGCGCCGCAGCAATAGCCGCCGCGTCAAAGGTGAAGGATTTTACCTTCAGTGTCGGCTTCGGTTTCTTAGACAAGGCGTTGCTCCTGCGCGACGCGGCTCTTCGCCGTCTTGCAATACACGGCGTCAAGGTCAATGCCGATGCCCCGGCATCCCTCACGTTCAGCAGCTACTAGCGTTGTGCCTGTGCCGAGGAACGGATCCAGGACCACCGCGCCCTTCTTGCCGTGCAGGCGGATGCAGCGCTGGGGCAATTCCACCGGGAAAGTGCAGGGGTGGTTATGCTTCTGGTCTTTGGACTGGACGGTCTTGTAGGGGATGAACCAAACATTCCCGGCGCAGCGGCGGTCGGCTTTATGGCCCCACCGTTTGATGTTGGTCTTATCCTTGAACGGGACGCCGACGGCGAGCCTATCCAATTTCACGTCCGCCGCTTTCGTGAAGTGAAAAATATGCTCGTGATTGTGATTGAGAAAGCGCCGGCTATTGATCGGCTTGAAGTGGCCGTAGGACTCGTCCGCGATGCTCACCGACTTCACCCAGATAATGTGATTTTGCATCACGAATTGCTTTTGCAGTGCAATCGCCAACTCGAACGGGAGCAGCGGGTCAGTGTTGGTGCCTCCGACGTTCAGGAAGAATGACCCGCCACCCGCCAGAACCCGCGCCACTTCCTTGCCCACTGATTCAATCCACGCCACGTATTCGCTGCGCGGCCTGTTATCCCGGTATTTGGAATATTTTATTTTGATATTGTAGGGCGGCGACGTAATCACCACGTCCACGCTGCCGGCTTTCATGCCGCGCATCACCTCGACACAATCGCCCTGCACGATTTCATGCTTCCCGACGGTCTGCACGTTGCCGGCCTTGACCGGAGCTGTGGGACGGAAGGAGAGCACGGCGTCAGTAATTGCATGAAGAGGCGCGAGAGAAGGATTCATGCGATCAGCGCCTTGTAGGTCAGGCGCTTGCCGACCGCCGCCGCCGACAGGCTGGCGAGCCGTTCCATCGTGTGCCGCTCCACGTTGCCCTCGTTGAGCCGGAAGGTGAACTCGTCCACGTAACGGCCCAGGTGCTTTTTGTAGTGCATGGCCCGCCTAGCCTAGCGCCGGAACAGCCAGCCGTCCAGGATCCGCTGACCAGCCGCCAGGCCCAGCGCCTCGCGCTCCGGAATCGTCAGGCCAGGCTGATTGTCATACACCAGCCGGTACGCCCTGTCCCTGGCGTTCAGCACGTCGTAGCCGCCGGTTGCCAGCGCCACCGCCGGGCTCGGCTCCACCCAGGTGGGCTGCCGCTTCGATTCGTCGGCCAGGATCTGGCCAATGGCAGACAGGTCGCCGTTGCTCTCGTAGATCATCGGCCCGTCGAACAGCCCGAACCGGATGCCGTGGTGCCGGCAGAAGGCGATATCCCAGCGCGTCCAGGTCGTGGCCGGCGGCAGGAAAAGATCGGGCCGACCGGCGCGGGTGTTCGCCGGCGGCGGCGCGTTCCCGTGCACGAAGTCAAAGGCCATCTCCGGCAGCGCGAGCGGGATGGTGACGCCAACGCGGCCCAGCGCGTCCTGCGCCAGCAGGCAGTGCACCGGCACCCATCCGGCAAGGTTGTAGACGTGGCTGCCCAGGAACTCGCACGCCGAAGTCGTCACGCCCTCAGCCGCCCACGCCGCCAGGCGGGTGGTGATATCGGCCATGTCCGCCACGATCCCGCGGTCGGTGTGGCAGGCCCAGCGCCGGCCATTGTCCTGCAGCACCTTGATGCCCTTGCCCTCGAGCGTATGCGCCTCGGCGTCGGTGCCGCTCCAGGTGTCGGCGTTCAGGTTCATCAGCACGATCACCACGTCAAGCTCCGCGCTCAGGTGATTGCACAGCTGCTGCACGCCGAGCAGGAAGTCAGCGGTCTGCGCGGGCCCGCCCTGCACCGCAGCAAACGGATTCCAGATCACCACGTTTTGATAGCCGCGCTCGCGGGCCTTCGACCGGCTGTTGGCCTGGCGGTCCAGCTCGGCCACGATGTTGATGCCGTTGAGCCGGTGGAAGAAGTAGGCGCCGTTCGCGTCGCCGTCCCGCAGGTCGCCCTCGTCCGTCACCTTGCTGACAATCAGCGGGTTCATGTTCGTGTTCGCCGCATCGGCGTGGATGCCGTGCGTGACGTGGCCGACCAGCTGGCTGCACACTCCCACGTCGGGATCGTAGCGGCGGCGGCTAAAGACGCGGCGAAGGAATGAAAGAAGGCCCATAGCCCTACAGCCTATCAGCTGCTGGCACGCCCGGCGCGGAAGCGCTCCACCGCCTCCACGTCGGCCAGGCGCCGCGCCGCCCGCCGGCGCTCGGCCCGCGCCAGGCGTTCGCGCTTCTCTGCCACCAGGGCGTCCAGGCGCGCCGCGTCCACCGCCGTGATCACCCAGCGCCAGGAAGTCTCCAGGCGCACCTGGTGGCGCTGGTAGTGCTCGGCCTGCAGCACCTTCTTCGGAATCCAGCCGACCATCACCCGGTCACGGTCCACGTCGCGCCGCGCCAGCGTGTGGCCGGAGTGCTTCGACCAGGCCAGGCCGGCTGGCAGCGACGGCTTCCCGTGGATCGGCGCCCAGTGCGGCGCCACCAGCGGGTCGGTCGGGCGGCCGTTCTGGCGCTTGAAGCCGGCGGCCTCGAGCTGGGCGAGCACCTTCATAGCGGGCGATGCAGCGGCCGCACCTCGTAGGTGGTGCCCTGCTCCACCACCACCACGTGGCCGGTCCTGCGCGTGTGGATGGAGCCGGCGCGAGCGGCCTTCAGATAGCCCTCCTCCGTCCAGTTGCAGGTTTGACAGTTTGCTATGCAGTGGATTATCCGCTGCGGCGTCCGCACGGTTCGCGGCTTTCTCATTCTGCGGCGCATCACAGCGGGAGCCTCTGGCCGCGCCGCTGTTCGTGGAGCTCGCGCCGGCGCACCCGCGCCCGATCGGTGCGCTGGCAGTGGCCACACCACTGGCCTGCGCGCATGGCCTCGCGCCGGCAGCGCCGCGTCCCGCAGCAGCCTGCCGCGTAGGTGCGGCTGCAGCGGATCACAGCGCCACCACCGCATCGGTCGCCAGCGCGTTGCGGTGCGCGATCACGCCGCCGGCGACGCTGACCACCACCACGGCCACGCCGGCGCGGTCGCCGGCGTTCATGCCGCGCTGAATCCATCGCACCAGGCGGTCGCTGCGCGCCCAGGCCATGCATTGCCACGCGCCGCCGTCGGTGCAGGTCAGCACCAGCCACGGCGCGCTGTGCGCCAGGCGGTCCAGATCGCCACGGGTGATCGGCGGCAGGTTCACGCCTCGAGCCTCGCGCCCACGCCCAGGTCGTTCGTGAAGGTGACGGCGCGCAGCTGGCGGTCCAGCAGCACGGCGGCCTGGCCGCGCTCGTCGTGGTGCTTGAAGTCGGCCACGATCCGGCGGGCGCGGTTGCCGTGCGACGGCCACGCCACTGCTGCCCACTCCTTGCCTGCCATAAGGACCAGCAGGATGAAGCGGCCGCTGGTGGGATCTGCGTAGCGAGCGGGGATGGGCGGCAGGCTCACGGCTCGAGCTCCGCGCCGGCGGCTTCAGCGTTGCGGTGAATGATCACGCCAGCCTCGGCGTCCAGCACCACGTGCGGATAGACCTTCGACCGATCGGCATACGCGATCGCGTGCTTGGTGATCTGGTAGCCGCGAATCCGATGCCACCTGCTGCCCGTGTAGTTCGCGCAGGAGTAGCACCAGAGCAGCCGGAAGCGCATGCCGGGCATCGTCAGGAACCTGCGCGGGATCGGCGGCAGCGCGTCGCTCATAGGTTGAATCTCTCTAGGATCCGGTCCACGACTTCGCGCTGGCGCTCCGTCAGCGGGTGCCCGCGGTCGAGCACCTTCACCTTCATGTCCTCCGCGAACCGGATCTCCCATGGCGTCAGCCCGTGGTCAATATCGCACAGCAGGCTCACGTCGGTGCGGTCGGCGGTGGATGCGGCGGCTTGGCTCATCCCATCTTCCAGTGATCGGTGCCGCACCGTGCGCAGGTGCGCGTCGGCTCAAAGTGGTGAGGCTCCCGGCATGAGTCAGCGCCATCACGCGGGCCTTCGCGACGTAGCGCCACGGGCGCCTGATTGATCCCAGTATGCCGGTCGTCAGTCATCAAGCCCGCGCACACGTAGCACGCGGGCAGGAAGGTGTAGCACTTGAACTTGCGCGGCCTCATAGGCCACCGTCCCGCAGGATCTGGTCCCGCTCGAAACAGGCCACGCAGTACGGCGTCGCGCTGGTCGCGCTGTAGCGCCAGACCGTCGCGAGCTCGCCGCACGCGCAACGCGACGGCGGCAGCGCCGCGTCCGGCGTGCAGCGCACGCACCACGGCTGGCCGGTGCGCCCGTACTGCGCCAGCTGCAGATCACCGCGGCACGTCGGGCAGCGCGGGCGGCAAGCGTCGGCCAGCGTCGGCATCAGGCCAGCCTCGCTGCGCGCCACGCCGGCGTCGTACTCATCCAAACGATCCGACGGCCGGTGATACCACGCGACTTCTTCTGCGCTCATGCCAAGAACCTCCAGGTTTCGCGCCGATTGATCGCGCTGATTGTCGCCTGGCTGCACGCGAACTCACGCGCCAGCGATCTTTGTGACTCGCCAGCGCTGAGTCGGCAGCGGACTTGGGCAACCTGCGCCTCGCTCAGCTTCGCACTGCCGTGCTTCGTTCCGTGCGAGTGCCGCCTTTTTATTGCGCTGTCAGCGTGATTCTCAGCGTCGGTGCCAAGAAATAGGTGCGCAGGATTAACGCATGGCGGGTTGTCACAGCGGTGCAGAACGTGCAGGAGAGGAACCGCGCCGTTGTGGATGATCCACGATGCCCGGTGGGCGCGGATTTTCCCGATGCCGCGGCGGCCAGCCTCAATCACTCCATACCCTTCTGGTGATCTACCGGCCGTCCAGATCCAGCACCCGTCTGACTTCTTTACCTTTGCCCAGTATCTGGCGATGAAGCCAGGATCACGAATCGCGGCGAGAATGGTATCTTCGTCCAGCATCGTTGCACCCTCCACGGTGCGCGGTGTTAGGGAACGCGCTGGGTTCCAGCCCGGCGCGACTCCCGCATCATAGCAGGCGGTCGCGCCAGCGGTGCCGTTATCCATTACGCTGCGCCTCCGCTTCTTCCACCGTCGCGTTCATGATGTTCACCACCCAGGCCATGGCGCGCAGCACGTCGGCGGCGCGGGCGTCGTGGCCTGACAACAGCGGTGCGCTGAACGGGCTGCCCGGCAGCCCGCACGCCTCGCACAGCGGCACCGGCGCGCCGGCGAGCGCGGGCACGCTACTGGTGATCATGTTCGGCGCGAACGGCCAGCCGCAGGATGCGCAGGGCGGCGACGGAATATCGGCGGGCGGTGTTTGCGTCACGGGGTCCATGGTAGTGCCAGCCCGGCACAATGCAAGCGCCGTTGCCTAGGCCCGCCGGCGCCCGCGCCCGCCAGCCAGGCGCAGCGGCGGCGCCGCCTGGCCGGCCTCCGGCTCGACCGGCTCCGGAGCCACCGCAGGCGCGCCGCCCGGCCAGCCCGCCTGTAGCGCGTCCCAGCGCGCCACGGCCAGGCACCCGTCCGGCAGCCGCTCGAGCAGGCCCACCGACAGCAGCCGCTCCAGCCGCTGTTCCAGCCGCGCCATGCGCCGCCGGTCCAGGTTCAGGTCCAGCGCCAGGTCGGCCAGCGTCCACGGCCGATCGCCCACGCGCAGCTCGCCGCGCTCATTCGCCGCCGCGGCGCGCATGAAAATCGCCCAGTAGAGCCCCTGACTTTCGTAGTCCAGGCTGCGCGTGCGTTGTGATGCCAGCCACTTCTCTGGCCAGACCTTCGCCCACGGTTTTCCTGCCATCGGTGGATCCTCCGTTGGAAGTCAGGTTGCTGCCGGCACGCCGGGATCCGTTACTACCATGACGCAAATCTCGGGAGTAACACGGCGGCCAGCAGCGCGGTCAGTCTAGCGGGCGCCCCAGGTGCGGCACCAGCGCCAGGCCAGGATGAACGGGCTGGCCACCATGCCGAGCAGCAGGAGCAGCAGCGCGAAGCCCAGCAGCAGGGCGACGATCGCGCAGGCGATCGCCACCGGCGACAGGATCGCCAGCAGGGCGATCATCAGCAGGCTGCCGATCACTCGGCGCCGCGCTCCTTGCGCACCCGGCTCTCGCCACGGCGGTGGTCCCACAGGTCGGACAGCTCGCACTTGAGCGCCAGCGCCAGCGCGGTCAGCGTGTCCAGCGACGGGCGGCGGCCGTCAATCAGCCGCCGCGGCTTCACCTTCACGCCGTAGCGCGTCGCCAGCAGCTGCTCGAGCTGCCAGCAGTTCAGGCCCAGCGCCTTCATGCGCACGTCCAGGTAGAGCCCGTTCATGGCGCCGTAGCGCGGGCGGCCGTCGCTGGCTGCCCGCGCCTTCGGTTGACGCTTGCGCGCTTTCAGCCCTGCGCCCCCGGTTCCGCTTCGGCCGGCTTCATGTCGCCGCCGCGCTCAGACAGCACCAGGCTGGCCGCCTGGATCAGCGCCACCAGCTCGTCCTTCGTGAAATCGGCCGGGCCCACGCCGCGGCCGCCGCACGCCTTGCTGATCAAGGCGTCGTAGTCCGCCTTCGTGTAGTCCTGGATCTTCGGCAGCTTCTTGCACAGGTCGGCCGCGTGCGTGCGCAGGTCGGCCATCTCCTGCTGCACCGGATCCATGCCGGCCGGTGCGCCCTTGCCGTTGTCCTTCTCCTTCGCCGCGCCGCCCGACTTCACGGCGGCCGCGGCATCCCGCGCCTTCGTGCGCAGCTCGTCGGCCGCCTTGCGGTGCTCCGTTCCAATCTCCACTTCGGCTTCCTCCGCGTCGGCAAAGTCGCGCAGCACCGCGGCCTGATCTTCGTCCAGGCCCAGCACGTCGCTGGCCGCCAGCGCGCAGCGCACCGTGCGCATCATCGCCCGCTTCTGCGCCTGGGCCAGCAGGGTCTGTTTGATTTCCCACGGGTCCACATCGAGCACGATTTTCTCGTAGGAGTCGCCGCCCCTGGTCTGCCGCAGCTCCAGCGTGCCCATCTGTTTCTCTCGCGCCGTCGCGTACTGCGGGCTGACCGTGCGCCAGCGGTAGCGGCGCTCGCGGCTGTTCGCATTCCCCCAGGCCGAGCCGATCACCATGCCGGTGGGCACGTGCACCAGGTTGCACTTCACCGTGATGTCAAGGAAGCCGGCGTGCTGCGTGCGCTCCTGCTCCAGCACCGGCGGGTCGTAGTCCGGGCGCAGCCCGAACATCAGCATGAGCTTTTCGCCGGCGCTCTGGTAGAGCATCAGCGACTCCTTCTTCTTGCCGTCGTCGTCGCCGCCGTCGTTGCGCGAGCTCGACAGCGCGCCAGGCTTCGGCTTCTTCCCGTCCATCGTGCCGTAGTGCACGCCCGGGATCAGCACTTCCTGCAGCAGCTTCTGGATCTGGCCAGCCTGCAGCTTCACCTGGTCGGGCGACAGGATGCTGCGCGGATCCATCGCCACCACCGGGAGCAGGTCGGAAGTCCGGAGCGCGAGCGCGCCGCCGGGTGGGTTCGTTTCTTGTTGCGTCATGGGTTTGATTGTCAGAGTAGGGTGATCAACAGCGGGCGCTGCGGCACCTTCTTGGTGACCTGCTTAAACACGTCCGGAAACTTCGCCTCCAGCAGCTTGCCGTCCACGCGCTTCTGGTCGTGGCTGCGGTAGGTCACCCGTGCGCCAGCGCCCTGCGCGAGTGTACCTGTGCCCATCAGGAACTTGATCGTGTCCTTGCCGGCCTCCACCTGCATCTTCGCTTCCTCCAGGACCGGCTCAAACTCCCGGATGCGCGCCACGGCCTGCTGCCACTCCGGCGAGTCGTCCATGCGCAGCATCGTTTCGGTGCCGATCGCCTGCAGGTCCAGCGCGGCCATGTACGCCTCGTCCTGGCACGTGATCCGGTGCGGGCAGCGGCGGCAGCGCGAATCGTGCGCCGGCAGCCGGGGCGGCAGGTCGGGCAGCGACTCGAGCGCGGCGTGCCGCTCCTTCGCGGTCGGCAGATCGCCGACGTGCAGGGCGCGCACGCTCATGGCCTGGGCCCACAGCCGTGACGCCGCCGCCAAGTAGTCGGCCGCGAAGCCATCATCCCACTGGACCAGCCAGCGCAGGTGATTCAGGCCGTCCGCTTCGCTCGCCTGCGTGACGCCCCAGCGCGTGCCCGTGATGATCTGGCCGTGCAGCACCTGCGCCAGGTAGCCGAGCTTCGGCCCGTCCCGCTTCATCGGCCAGAACCCGGCGCTGCGCGGCACCTTGCCCTCGTACACCCCGGGCCCGTCCGGCGCCGGCCCGGTGCCGCCGAGCGCGGCCCACTGCGCCGGCGTCGGCGGCGATATCAGGCCGTCCAGGTGCACGCGCAGGTAGCCAGGCGCCTGCGCCCACTGCGCCATCGCCTCCATCACCGGCCCGTCCTGCGCCACGTGCAGGCCGGTGTCCCGCATGAACAGCTGCCGCATCACCGGCTCGAGCAGCTTCCCGCGGTCCATGTCCTTGGTGGTCTGGCGCGGCACGTCGGGCGGCACCTGGCCCTTCTCCAGCACCAGGGCCCGCGGGCAGCCCCAGGGTTCCAGGCCGAGCACGTGGTGGGCGTCGCTGCCGCCGATGAAGTCCGCCCGGTCGTCCGCTTCGGTGCCGGGCAGCAGGATCTGCTGAATGGGTTGCGTCATGGGTTTGCCGGCCGCGCCGGCGGGTTCTGGTCTAGTCCAGGTCGGCCCGCTCCGGGATCAGGAGCGGCTGCTGGCTGGCGCCCTGCACCAGGCTGCGCCAGATCGTCACCTTACGCCGGCGCGCCGCCGCCCGTCCACTCGGGCGCGAGCGGCCGGTGTCCGCCAGGGTGCCGGCGTCACGGGCCCGGCTGAACACCGCGCCCACCGCATTCGGCCGCCACACGTGGGTGCCGGTGCGCTCGAGCTCGGCGCGCAGGTCGTCAGGCGTGACCGTGCTGCGCGCCCTGGCCAGGCGCAGCAGCGCCGCGTCGGCCTGGTGATTCCAGGTGCCACCAGCGGCGCGGCTGGCGCGCTGGCGGCCATCGTCGCGGGCAGCCTTGCCGGCGGCCACCTGGACGGCTGGCGGCGCTCCTGCCCGGGCGTCGCGGGTCACGGTCCAGCCGCAGGTCGGCTTGGTGCAGCGGCGCTGGACCTGGAACAGCCCGGCCTGCTGCTCCGTGGTCGGGGAGCCGCACAGGGTGCAGGCGCCGCTCACGCCTTCCTGGCGCCCGCCAGTGGATTGACCACCTGCTGCATCATCAGGCGGCAGCCGTTGGCGCAGGCGCAGCCGGCGTACAGCCGGCGCATGAAGGCCAGGGCCGCGGCGTCGTCAGCGTGCTGGACCACCAGCTGCACGTGCGCCGAACACCAGCTGCAGGTGTGCTGGTCCAGCGGGCTGAGGATCAGGTGGCGCACGCTCACGGCCGCACCGCCTGCGGCCGGCGCCGCTCGTGGTCCCGCTCGCGCTCCTTCTGCCGCCGCCGCTCGATCACTTCCGGCGCCACCGCTGGCAGCCCAGCCGCGCAGGCGGCCTTCATCGCCGCCACGTGCGCGGCGCCGTTGACCACGACCTGCCGGCCGCTCGGCTCCAGCGCGACGGCGCCAAGGTGTTTAACGTGAAACATTCCCCACTCGGCGGCCACGTACTCGCCGGCGTCGCCGATCCGGACCTGGTGGAACCCCAGCCAGGTGACCGCGTGGCCGGCGGCGCGCCAGCCCTGCACCACGGCGGCCTGCGCTTTCGTCAGGTGGACGGGCAGCTTCATGCTCCCTCCCGCTCGAGCTTCGGCGTCAGCGTGGCGGCCAGGAAGTCCTGCGCCTCCTTGATCGCGGCGGCGCGGCGCTCCTGCACGATCACCTCGGCCTCGGCCAGCACTTCGGCCAGGATCTGGTCGCTGTGGCGCGGCATCACGCGGCCCAGCGCGATGTTCAGAATGTTGCGCACGCGGTCGCGGCATTCGGTCGGCTCCAGCAGCAGCGCCGCCCTCACCTTGATGCTGTTGGCCTGCGCGTATCGTTCTTCTGTGCGGCCCCTCCAGTCGTGCAGCTCATCCAGCGCCGCGTCCGCGTCCTCGTATCTCTCGCGGGCGCTGCTCATACCAGCACCTCGACCACGTGCCAGACCAGCTCGCCGTGGAGAACGGTGCCGACGTGCTTCAGATTTCCGCCCACGACGTCAAGTGGCCAGCCTGTGCCGACCGTCACGAAGTGCCGGTCCTCCAGCGGCGCGTCCTTGTCCACCAGAGCCCACAGCATGATCTGGTGGCCTTGCATCGCCACGTGGACGATCTGCGCGCCGCGTGGCATTAAGACCGGGCCCGGGTACGTGACGCCAGGCATCGGCGCCGGGTACTTGAAGATCGTGCGCGCCATCACGCCACCTCCCGCAGCTGCGCCATCCGGTCGCGCACCAGTCGCTCCAGGCGCACGCGCACCGGCCGCGGCGCAGCCTTCAGGTTCCACCGCAGCAGCGCGGCGGCGGTCGAGGCGGCTTGCCGGTCCCACGCCTTCGCCAGAAACTCGGCCGCGTGGTCCAGCTCCTTGTCCCAGTCGGTGGGCTGGCCCGCCACCGTATCGGGTTGGGTTGCTTGCGTCATGCCCTCCAGCGTAGTGCCGGGCGGGCACAATGCAAGCGCGATTATCCGGCCGCCGGCCGACCTTCCTGCACGTGCCGCTGGACCTGCGCGGGCGGCCCTTTCGGCCTGATCCCCAGCCACTCCACGGTCCTACGCGGCAGCTGCGCCGGCGCCGCCAGGGCGTGCCGGATCCGGTTCTGGAACTCCACCAGGGCCTCCAGCTCGAGCACGTACTGCGGCGCCCAGGCGTTCAGGCGCCGCGTGGTGGTCCAGTCCAGCACGTCGCTGACCCGCCTGGACGCCACCAGCGCGAGCGGGCCAGCGCCCAGCAGGGGCGACGCTCCCGGCGGCCGCACGTCGTAGAACTGCACCAGCGGCTCGCCTTGGCCGTGCAGCTCGGCGCTGCCATCGTCAGGCGCGAGCTGCCCGCCGCAGAACAGCAGCCGGCAGATCCAGCGCCCACGCATCCAGCACAGCGCGGCCAGGCGGTCGTTCTCCTTCTCACCGCAGGCCATCTCCACGTGCTGATCGTCGCCGCGCCGCAGCGTGTCCAGCACCGACTCCGCAGACTGGCGCAGCAGCGCACCAGGATCTGCTGTGGCCGGCGCGTCGTGCGGATCCTGCAGCGTGGCCAGGTAGCTCTGCATCCGGGCCAGGGCGCGGCGGCCCATGTTGTTCGCGGTCGGGTGCGTCTTGGCCACCTCGAGCAGGCCGTAGAGTTCTGCCACGTGCTCGGGCAACAGCTCGAGCCACCAGCTGCGGCCCTTCGGCGGCACATCCTTCGGCACGGCGGCCAGCAGCGGTTCGATCACGTGCACGAACTGCACCGGGATCGGGCCGGCCGCCTTGAATGCCAGCGCCGCAGCGCGGGCCACGTCGTAGGCGTCGCCGGCCAGGCGGACCTTCATTCGCGTTGCGCGTCCAGCGCGGCCTCACGCGGGTGGCCCATCTTCGCCTCCGCCTCCTGGATGATTTCTGCGGCGCGCCGCTGGAACGGCTGCAGCAGGCCGGCCAGCTCGGCCACCTTGCGGTATTCGCCGCTGCTGTTCTTCCACGCGGTCGGGTCCACAATCGGCATGATGCTGTCGGCGCGGCTGGCGATCTGCACCACCAGGTCCAAGTCTATGCCCTGCACCAGCTGCGCAACAGCCATCACGCGCTGGGCCTCCACTTCGTAGATCACCGTGGGCTTCATCGGCAGCCCACCTTGTGCTTGCGCAGATTCTCCAGGCTGTCGGCAAAAAAGCCGCAGCCGTCGCACCTCACCACGGCCCGCTCATTCTCTGACAGCAGAACCTGGTGCCACGGCTCTAGCGGCGGCGTCGGCCTGATCGCGTGCGGGCCGTCGCCGTAGGTGTGGACGGCCAGGCCGAACGGCTCAAGGCGCCCGGTCAGGTGCTGCCACTTGTGCCTGTGCACTTCGGCCAGCGATCCGAACCACGCACCGCAGCTGCAGCACTTGGCCATGATGGGCCGCGGGGTGTCCAGGTCGAGCCGCCAGAACTTCCCGCCGCCACCGCCAGCCACCGGCCCGCAAATGCACGGGCGGTTCCGCAGCTCCTGCGCGATGGACCGCTGGGTGTCCGCCTCCATCTTCCACACCTGCGCCTGCTGCACCGCGTGCGCCTTCGCGGTGCGCTCGGCCTCGAGCTCGGCGCGCAGCCGCTCGATTTCCTCCACCATGCGCGCCACCTGCACGCTGCAGGCTTCCATTTCCTGGGTGGTCGGGTGCTTACTCATGCCCTACCGCCGCTGCAGCTGTCAGAGTGCCGGCCGTTCACGCGCCGGCACCACGGGCACCGCGCCGCGGGCCGCCCAGGCTCCGCGTCGCGCTTCATGTCCTTCAGCAGCTTCATTTCCGGCGTGTCCTCCGGAGTGCGCGGCGGCCGCGCCGGCACCAGCAGCAGGATGATCACCAGGCAGAACGCACTCATCAGCACGCAAATGCCAGAGAATACGCTCGGCTTCCACGCCAGCAGGGCGATCTGCCCCAGGAGCAGAACCGAAACGATCCACAGGGCGACGCGCATCATCACTCCGCCTCCGCGCCGTCGCCTTCCTGGTCGTGCGCGTCACCCAGCGCCCTGTCCTGCGCGCTCGGCTCGTCCGGCGGCTTCACGTCCCAGCCGGCCGGCACGTCGGCGGTATGCAGTTCGCCGGCGTGCGCTTCCTCGATCGTCCGAATGATCGCGCTCACGTTGGACAGCACCGCCGACGCCTGCTGGTATTCCTCGTCCACCAGCTTCTCCGGCAGTGGGCTCACCAGCTGGACCGACCGCAGCGCATTCAGCACGCGCTGCCAGGTCACGGGCGGCACGTCGGTGCCCGGCAAGAAATAGAGCCCGCAATCCTGAGTGTAGGTCGGCTGCGCCAGGTCCGCGTCCGGGCCGAACTTGATCACCGGATTCTCGCGCAGGTGGACCGCCACGGCCGCGAAAGCGGCAGCCGGATCTTCGCCGCTGATCGTGACCAGGCCGCCAGCATTCTGTAGGATCAGCTGCGCGCCGACCTGCGCCGGCTCACCGAACGGCAGCGGCGGCGTTTCACTCGGCAGCTTTTCTTCGTCGTACTGCTGGAACTCCACCGTGAGCGTGCCGCCGCCGAAGTCCAGGTGCTGCAGCAGAATGCTCATCAGCGAGTGCAGGTTCGGCTGATCGTCGGCCACGCGCACCTGCATCGTGATGCGCGAAATGCCGCCGTCCTCCTTCGGCGGTTTGACATTCGCGCCGCCGACGCGGGCGTGCCCGGCCCACTCGCCGGCGCGCCCAGCGTTCACCTTCATGCGGCAGGCGCGCCGCTGCAGGTGCGGCACGTTGGCCATCAGCGTGTGCAAGTCCTCGTTTGCCAGGCCCTTGGACAGCTCGAGCGTCAGCGTGCCGGCGTCCTTGTGTTCTTCGCTGCCGTCGTTTTCTCCCGGCGCGAGCGGCGTCAGCTTGACGCTGCCCAGGCTCATGTAGGCGGTGACCTCGATCAAGACGCCACCTCCTGGTCCGCAGCCGGCGCAGCCGCAGCGTCGCCGCCCTTCACCAGGCCGTCCTCCAGGTACACGCCCGGGCCCGCCGGCGTGTTGCTGACGCGCTCCAGGAACACCAGCCAGCCCTTGCTGCGCGCCTTCTGCGTGAGCATCCCCAGGTGCGCGTCGTCCAGATCATTCCCGGCGTGCACCATCAGGGAGCGGATCTGCGCCGGCTTCGCCATCGCCAGGTCGGTGCAGGCCAGCAGGCACTCCGCCGTGCTGCCTTGCGTCCAAGGCTTGCCCTTCAGCGTCAGGCTCTGCGTTTCCGGGTCGTAGCCCATGCCCTCGTGCGGCCACGTCACCGCGGCCAGGGCGTCGAGCCGCTGCTGGCGCAGGCGCTGCACTTCGGAGTCGTGCTGCTGGTGCGTGATCTTCAGGCTGTCCAGCTCCATCGCGGCGCGGTCGGCGGCCTGGCGCTTCGTGTACGCCTCGTTCTTCTCCTTCGCGCCGGCCAGCTGCTGGCGGATCGCGGAGCCGTCCGGTTCCGGCGTGCTGTTGAGCACGGCCTGCGCCGACTCCAGCGACTCACGCGCCTGCGTGTGCTTCAGCGCGGCGTCGCGCACTTCATTCTCGGCGCGGTGCAGCGCGGCCAGCGCTTCCTCCGCCGCCTTCTGCGCCCGCTGGAACGTGGCCGCCGCCTGCGCCACGGCCTGATCGCGCTGCGCAATCTCGCGCACCAGAGCCGCACGATCGGCGGTGGCCCGCGTCAGATCGGAAAGCTGCTCGGCCAGCGCGGTGGTGTCCACCGGCGCGTCGGGCGCACCAGCGGCCTGCTCCTGCATCACCTTCAGCGCGCCCTCGCGCTGCGCCACGTCGCGCCCGCTGTCGCGTCGGCGCTGCTCCGCGATTTCCAGCAGGCTCGCGTGCTTGGCCAGGTCCAGCGGCACGTCCACCAGCTCGAGCGCCTGCTGCGCCAGATCCTGCGGCCGCAGGCGCATCATCGCCACCGGGTCCGCCGATTGGCTCACCATTTTCTCCAGCACCTCGAGCGGGCGCGGGTACTTCGCACCGTCAGCGCGGGTCAGCGTGAACGTGGTGCGAGTGCGGTCGGCCGGGTCGGTCCAGATCCGGCGCGCCACCAGCTGGTCCTTGCCGCGCCCGATTGTCAGGCGAATCTCGGCGCGGTCTGCGCCTTCGTGAATCGGCTGCTCCGGCAGTTTGCCGTAGCCCAGCGCGATCGCGATTGCGTGCAGCAGCGTGCTCTTGCCCTGCTCGTTCGGGCCGCGCACCTGCATCACGCCGGCCTCGTCGAACGTGAGTTCGACCAGCTGCAGGCGCTTGAAGTTTTCTACGTGCACGCCGACCAGCGGCGTGGATGAATCGGTTTCGGGTTGTTGCGTCATGGGTATGCCAGCTGTGCCAGCATCGGCAGGCTACGGTCTGGGCTTGATCGGATTCCAGGGAAAACCCGAAAGGGGAATCCGTCACCGTGCACGGCCAGGACCACGCGGGCCTCCTACTCTTAATCTTCTTCTTAGTCTTTATCTGAGCGCGATTGACGGTCCTAAGTCCTTACGGCATAAGGGCCGAGCGTCCGCGAAAGGCAACCGATTGCCGTCAATCTGCTGGCATTCTGCTGCCAATCGGTCAAGTTCTCCACGGGCTCTGCCAGGTTTTCCACAAAAAAGGCTGAGTTTTCCACAATGTAAACGGGCGTTTGATCGCCTGTTGATAACTTGAGGAAGGCGCCGGGAACCAACAGGATATCCCCATGCCTGACCCGTCCCATCTCCTCACCCCCAACCGCGTCCTGGATGCCTGCGCTGCGGCCACCGGCGTGACGGTTTCCCGCATGGTCACGAAACGGCGCAGCCACTCCCTGGTCGAAGCCCGCCAGCTCGCCATGTTCCTGCTGCGCGAGCTCACCGACCTGTCGCTGCCGGAAGTCGGCGCGCTGCTCGGCGGCCGCGATCACTCCACCGTGGTGTACGGGATCCGCTGCGTGCGCACGCGCATGGCCGCCGATCCCATCTTCAGCGCCCACGTGGATCAGGTGCGCGCCGCCTGCCTGGTCTGACAAAAGAAAACCGCGGCGCCCAACCACAAGCGCCGCGGCCCATGCCCAAATCCGCAGACCGCTAAACGGTCCTCGATCGCGGCGTACTTCGGCCCGTCACGGCCTTGCGCGCCAGCCCGCCGGCGCCCTTGCTGGGCATCCCGCGCCAAGCCAGATCCACGCCGAGCTGCCCGGCCATGATCATCAGAAGGTTCAGCCAGGCAGGGTTCCCGCCTTCGTCCTCCTGCTCGCGCAGCAGCGCCAGCGCCTCCTGCACGTCCTTGTTCGCTTCGGCCACCGCCGACACCTGCGCGGCCAGGCGCTCGATCAGCTCCGGCGTCACGCCGTCCGCCTTGACCGCCGCCTGCAGCGCCAGCATCTCGGCCACCGTCGCTTCGTACTTCGCCCGCGCCTCGTCCAGCTGCTCCACGGCAGCCGGGTCTGGCTCGCCGCCGGCGCCCAGCAGGTCGCACGCGCCCAGGGCCATCACCATCAGAAGGAACGGAACGGCCAGCAGCGCGATCGGGTTGCGCCAGCCGGGCGCTCGGGAGTCGGGGTGTTTCATGGCGTCAATCTACGCCCGCACCCGCACCGTGCCAGCTCAGTGGTGTGACTTGCCCGACCGCCCCACGGCCTCGATCAGCCCGCGTGACTTGTCGGCGTCCATCCACGGGCAGCCGCCCTGCTCCCGAAAGTTGCTCGTCACCTGGGCGATTTCCTTCTGGTCGTCCTTGATCTGGCGCAGCAGTTCGGTGGATTCCCTCATGTAGGCCACCATCTGAATCTGCTCGGCCAGGCGCCGGTCAGGCTCTGCTGCGGCCCGCTTCTCCCGCCGGTCCTTCAGCACCTCGCGAATGATCAGGTAGGCCAGCAGCCCGCCGGTCAAATGCTCCATGCCGATCGGCAGGCCCAGGCCCTCGAGCTCGAGCGCGGCCAGCGAGCCAATGCCGATTATGACAACGGGCGGCGCGACGGCGTAGAGCAGGCCGGTGGCGCTCATCACGTGCCGATCCTGCTGGTGACGGTGACGACCAGCGGCACCGGGCTGTCCAGGGTCACGCTGGTGGTGATCACGCTGGAAAGCGTAACGGACGGTTCCTGGATCCGCGAGCGCACCAGCACGTTGGACTCGGGCACCACCACCCAGGTGGCCAGGTCGCTGATCGTGCCAGCCACGTCCACCGGCTGCACGCGCCAGGAGCAGTTCCGATCGGCGTTGCGCGCCAGGCTCACGCGCCACTGCGCCGCGGCCTGCGCGGCCGTCGTGCCGGTCACAATCCAGGCGTTGGCCAGGTCGGCGTTGCGCCCGACCAGGTGGCGCCACACCGCGGCGGCGTCGCGCTGCGGCGCCGTGGCCAGGCGCCAGGTGCCGGCGCTGTCCTGATTCTTCGGCGCGTTCAGCCGCCACTGGTCGGCGGCGTCGAGCGTCCGCAGCAGGTGCAGGCGCCACTGGTCCGCCACGTCCTGGCTGCGCGTGGTCGGCATCTTCCAACCCGCCGCGCACTGGACGTCGTGTGGCGCGCTGATCCGGAGCTGCGCGCCCAGGTCCACGTTGACGCCGGGCCCGCCGGGCAGCGTCAGGCGCCAGCCCGCGGACAGGTCCAGATTCTTGCCCAGCGCGACGCGCCAGGCCACCTCGCACAGTCACAACCCGCCCGCGATCACCAGGCGCCACTGCGCGGCGCGGTCGAGCTGCGGCACCAGGGCCAGCCGCCACGTCGCCGCGCCGTCGCGATCGTAGGTGCTGGTCGTGAAGCCGATCGTCACCCAGCTGGCGCTGCGGTTCTCATTCCGGGCGCCAGTCAGGCGCCAGAGCACGGTGCGGTTCAGGTTCCTGGATTCCTGCAGCTTCCACCGCATCAGCCGGTCCTCATCCAGCACGCCGTGCAGCCGCCACTGCGCGGCCTGGTCCTGCTGGAGCCGGGCGAGCAGACGCCACTGGTCGGCGCGGTCCAGGTTCACCGGCAGCGCGATCCTCCAGGCGCAGCTCTGGTCCACCGTCGCCGCCTTGAAGATCCGCCAGAGCGCGGCCTGGTCGGCGTTCTTCGTGCTCGGCATCTTCCACCCGGCCGCCAGGTCGGCGTCCCGGCTGGGCTTGAACAGCACCCAGCCCGCGCCCAGGCTGGCCAGGTCGCTGATCGGGTCGCTGCGCACCGTCGCGATCAGCTGCGCCGCGGTCACGTCGCCCTTCGCGCCGGCCGTGCTGCCGCGCACGTCCACCTCGCCGTTCCAGTCGTGCGGCGCCAGCGGATCGTCCAGTGCCACGCCGTCCGCCTCCATGGTGGCGCGCAGGTCGGCGCTGCGGGCGCGCACCTTCGTGGCGCCAGCCTCCACCAGCGTGGCCAGGGTGGTCGCTGTGGCGCCGTTGCGCAGGCGGGCCTCGGCCTGGCCGCCGCTGCCGCTGTTGGCCATGGACGCCTCCAGGTAGGTCCGGTGGTCCACGGCGCCGTGCACGTGCGGCTGGCCATCGCCCGACTTCGACCAGGTGGCGCCGGTGACTTCGGCGCGCCGCGTGGTCAGCGCCTCCGCCGAGCAGCTGCGCACCAGCGGGCTGCTCGCGCCGCCGGTCACCGTCACCACCAGGCGCACCGCCACGTACTTCAGGCTGCCCGTGCTGCCGGCGACGCGCCGCACCTTGGCCACCACGTCCTCATTCGGGCGCACCAGGAAGGCGCCGCTGGTCAGCAGCATGGTGCCGGACACCTCCACGTCCACGATGCTGCCGCGCACCAGGTCGCCGCTGCTCGCGTAGAACAGCGCCAGGTGGTAGCGCGGCGTTTCGCCGGCGCCGAGCGTCGGCACGATTTCGCCGGCCACCTCGAGCGCCATGCTGACCGCGCCGCCGTCCAGCGCCGGATCCCAGCGCCACAGCGTCGCCCGCTCGACTTCGGCCCAGGCGTCGCTGGTGCTGGTGCCGTCCCGGCCGGCCATGCTGATCCAGTAGCGGTCCTTGGTCGGCAGGCTGGTCGGCCAGACCGGCGCGAGCGCGCCCGCGGCCGGGTACGCCTTCATGGGCCAGAGCGCGAACAGCGACAGCGGCCGCGCCTCGCCCACGGTCTGGCCGACGTGGAACGGCTCGACCAGTGGGCTGCCAGGCGCCGCCACGCCGTAGCGCACGCCGACGTTGCGAATGCGAATGAAGCCGGCGCCGGCGCCCATGGCGGTCTGCGTGAGCGTGTAGTAGTAGGTGCCGCCGCCCTGGAACGTCGCCACGGCGGCCAGGTCGAAGCGCTGCGGCGCCCAGTCCACCGTGCTGTCAATCGGAATGCTGGCGATCAGCTGCGCCGTGTCGAAGCGGTACAGGTCCAGGCGCGCCGACGCGGTGCCGCTCGAGCCCTGGTGCTGGTGGTCGAACTCCAGCCACTGCTCGGCCACGCTGTCCCACGCATCCGGCTCGTGCGTGAACAGCGCGTCAATCGCGGCCAGGTCATTCGCCGAGCGAAAGCCGGCCTCGATCGGCAGGAGGCGGCTGCCGAACACCGGCGGCCCCTAGACCCGCCAGGGTCGCTGCGGATCCAGTCCGACGTGCGCGGTGCCGTCCGGTTGCACCAGCACCCAGCACTCGCGCCGGCTCCCGTCGTGGAAGCGCCAGCCGCAGAGCAGCTGCCGCGGCGCGGCCTGCTGCCCGGTGATCACGCCGCCGCTCATCTTCAGATCCAAGCCGCCGCGGTAGATCAGCTCGGGCTGCGCGCCAGGCGGCACGTGCAGGATCGCGGCCAGCACGTCCACGAACTGCACCGCCGCACCCTCGATCGGCAGCAGCGCGTGCAGCCAGATCACCGCCACCTGGCCAGGCGGCAGCAGCGCGAACTTTGCCTGCGCGCCCAGCGCGTCGTACTGGTGGATCACCGTGCCGTCGCGCAGCTGCGCCACCCAGCGCAGCGACTCTTGCGCAGGCATGACGGGCGCGAGCCCGCACGCCTGCTGCAGGGTCTGGTCCGGAATCTCGCCCACTACGCCACCTCGTCGTAGCGGAAGCGCAGCGTGATCGTGGAGCCGGCGGTGTCGGCCGCGTTGGTCTGCACCTGGAACACCGCATAGTCCGAATAGCCGGCGGCGGTGAAGGTGCCGGCCAGGCTGCCGCCGATGCCCAGGTTTTTCGCCGGCTCACTGGTCGGCAGGTTCACCACGGCCTTGGCGCTGACCGACGCCACGGGCGTGCCGTAGCTCTGCGCCGCGTAGCCGCTCGGCGTGCAGCTCGTCTTCACGTAGGTGCCGGTGCCGATCGGGAAGGTGGCGCCCGGCGCGTACACGCGCAGGTTGTCAATCTTCACCGCGTCGTTCATCGCCACCACGCGCAGCCGCAGATATTTCTCGTAGGAGTTATTCCCGGCGGTGATCGGGTAGGTGGTCGGGTTCAGGTTGGGCGCGTCGGTGCTGCCCATGTTGGCATTCGTGATGCCGTCGGTGACACTGCCCGGGCTCGTGCCGTTCGTTTCGCTGATCTGGACGCTGGCTGCGGTCATGCTTGCCTCACTCTATTGGAATGCCTGGTGTACCTCCAGGGTGGCGGTTTCGCCCAGCGGCAGGTCGGCGGCGTCGCTGCTGCGGCGCACCAGCGCCTGCAGGCGGTAGGAGCCCACCTCGTCCAGCGAGCCGGCCACGGTGTCGAAATAGATCACGCCGCCGCTCGCCGGCGCCTCGACCGTGGCCGTCCAATCCACCTCGGCGCCGCTCGGCTTCTTCACCTTGATCTTGCACGTGGTCGGGGTTTCGTCCACCAGGTCCAGGGTGGTCTGCACGCGCACGCGCAGGCCCACGGCGCCGACGTACACGCGGCTCACGCCCGCTCCAGGCCAGTGATCCGCACCTGGTCCAGCTTGCCGAAGCCCGGGATGATTTCCATGCTGGCCACCTCCACCTTGGCCGCAGTGTAGGCGCTGGAGTCGAGTGCCACCACGTCGCCGAGCTCCACGGCCAGGCCGACCAGCGGCACGTCGAAGATCACGGGCTGCGCCGGCAGAGCGAAGCGCCCCAGGTAGCTGTCGGCCAGGTCGGTGGCCTGCTGATCCTGCACCGCCACCGGGTCGTCCACGGTGTTCTTGTCGTTCGCGCTCATGGGCAGCACGGCGTCGCGCCGCGCCCCGTAGAGCGACTGGCTGCCGGCGTTCTCCCGCGTGATCGTGCTGCGGAATCCGCGCCGCACGTGGTCGGTGTCGTACTCCACCAGCAGCTTGTTCAGGATGGACTCGGCGCCGCGCTTGGGCCGCGTCGGCGGCTCCAGCAGGTGATCGTCGGTGAAGCTCTGGACCGCGGCGCCCCAGCCGCTGATCCGGAATGGCTGCATTTTCAGCTGCCCGCCTTCCCAGTAGAGCAGGTGCCGCGCCTGGTCGGCCATGTCAGCCAGCACGGCGACGGCATCCTGCACGTCGCGATAGACCCCGTTCAGCAGCACGGTCGGCCCGCCCTGGTCGCTGTAGAACGTGCTGCGCTTCAGCCAGCCATCGGTCGGGAAGTATTCGGTGCCGCCCACGTTCAGGTACTCGGGCCTGGTCAGCAGCGCCAGCAGCAGATCGCCGGCGGCGCGGGACTCGGCCGCCGCGGCATTCGCGCCGATCAGACCGCGGTAGGTCACGCCCACGCTGCCCGCCAGCTGCGTGACGGGCGGCGCCGCCTGGATCAGCAGCGACACGCGCAGGATCCACAGCGAGTCGTTGTTCCGCTCATTCGAGTTGAAGGAGCCGGTGGAAAGCGCGCTGGTGATGCGCACGCTGTTGCGGTCGCTGCCCGTTCCCAGCAGGCTGTCCCAGTCGTCCGGCGTGATGAACTCCGTCACGTCGAAAGCCTTGAGCGAGCTATAACGCTGCGCCGTTTCGGTGTCGGTGTTCGACAGGCTGCCCTCGTACTCGAGCACCAGGCGCGCCCAGGTCAGGCCCGCGCCGACGCCGCCGGTGATTTCCAGATAGCTGTCCTTCAGGTCGGCGACGGTCAGGCCCAGGCTCACCAGGTCGCGCAGGTTGCCGCGGCTGAAGTTCGTGATAACCGTGCCGTTGCTGCGGGTCCACCGCACGTTCGCGCCGGCGGGCCCCACCCAGCACAGCGTCGCCCGCTTGATGCTCGCCGTGCCGTTCGGCGCGTCGTAGTAGACGCGGCCGGTGGTCCACGGCGCGGACACGTCGCTGGCCGGCTTCAGGCCGTTGCACGCCGCGTTGCCGTTCGCATTGGACGCGCTGCCCGTGCTGTTCGTGGGCACGCTGAACAGGAAGGTGGTCGGCAGCACCTCGGCGTCGGCGGCCAGGGTCACGCGCAGATCGCCCACGTAGGTGATCTGGTCGTTGTATTGCTGGCCGGCGGCGATCTGGTCATTGGTGGCCCACGCCTCGAGCACCGGCGGCCAGAACATGGCGAAGCCCAGGTTGCTCATGCTGCCGCTCACCGCGTACTCGTCGGGCTGCACTTCGGCCTGCGTGCCGGCGAACACCGTGCCGTTGCCGCCCTCGAGCTTGGCCGTGGGCAGCTGCAGGTTGCCCAGGTTCATGCTGCCGTAGGTGAAGCGGAAAGCCGTGCAGATCCGGAAGGCGTGCACCAGCAGCGCGTACTCGTCGTCATAGCGGAACCGGAACGGCGCCGTGCCCGTGTCGAAGTTCGCGCCCAGCCGCACGTTGGTGGAGCTGTCGGCCGCGATGCTCGTCACGCTGGGAATGTCATAGTTCCCGCTTCCGGTCGGGCTCACGTTGCCGTTGGTCGGCAGCGCCAGGCTGCGGAATCCGGCCGGCGAGATGGACACCACCGTGGATTCAGGGCCGCCGCCACCGACTCCGCCGCTCAGGTTGTGACGGTGCTGGTCCTCGATCGCCCGCGTGCGCACGGTGCGCGACGGGTCGTTGATCTGCTCCGACAGCGGCTCGTTCTCCGGGTAGAGGCTGCCCAGGTTGTGCGCCGCGCCGGCGGCGTCGTACCAGAACACGCTGGTGCTCTGGCCATTGTTCGGCACGAATAGGCCGCCCTGGCTCGGGTTCGACAGGTTGGCGTACTCGACCAGCACGTAGGCGCGCTCGATCCGCTGCCGGCCCACCTGCGTGATATCGGCGACGCGGTGCACCTGGAGCCGGAACCCGTTGTAGACCAGGGCGAAGTTCGTTTCGGTGAAGTCGGCGTGCGCGCCCAGCGCCTTGGTGCCGGTGGCGGTCTGATTGCTCGCCGCCAGCGCGTCGAGCTCGACCGCGTAGAAGGCAGGGTCGGCGGCCTGGTCAGGGTTCTGCGGCCACGCCTTGCGCAGGCCGAGCACCGCGCCGGCCACGCGGTTGAGCTCGGCCACCCAGTCCGCCGGCGAGACTTCGGACGCCTGCAGGCCGTTTCCGCCGTAGGCCCGCACAGCCCGCACCACCGCCGCGGCATCCAGCGCCTTGCCGTGCAGCAGGAACAGAGGGCCGTGGATCGTGGAGCCAGCCACGGTCTGCGCGGTGCCGGCGAACACCAGCGTGCCGCTCACGTGCTCGGCCGCAACGGTGCCGCCGGTGCCGCGGGTCAGGCCGTCCAGGGTCGTGTCGGTCTTGCTCGCGTAGGTGATTTCTTCGTCGTCCACCACCACGGTGCCAGAGTCGGGGAAGTCCTTGGTGCTCCCGACCGTCATGCTCACGTCGGTTTCGTACAGCAGATTCTCCAGCGCGGTCAGGAACTGCTGCACCACAGGCTGCGGCGTGAAGTCGGTGACCTCGCCCAGCGCGATCGGCTTGGATTGCCCGACCACGCCGGCGTCGGCGCCAGGGTAGGTGGCGGTGTCCACGCGCTGCGCCAGCGGCAACATCAGCTTGCGCGACTGATCCACGCAGTGCAGCCGCACCAGATCCTCGCTCACCTCCACGGCCTCGATCGCGCCGGACCAGAGCAGCACCGACACGCGGCTCGCGTCCACGCCCAGCGCGCAGCTCACAAATACGTCGGCGTACTCGGGCGGGTAGGCGGCGCTGAAGAAGTCCCGGAAGAACTTGGCGCCGTTGCTGTCCAGCGGGCGGTTCGGGTCCACCTCGAATGTCAGCTTGGATTCCTGCCGCACGTCGCCGGTGATGCTGATGGGCGAAAGGTTGCGCAGCAGCGCTTCGGTCTGCACCGTGCCGGCGGCGAACCCGGTGTAGAGGCGCGGCGTCGGGATGCTGCGGTCGGACAGGTCGCACCATTCGGTCAGCGCGTAGAGCCCGCCCTGGCTGCGCCACCGAATGCTGACGATCCAGTGGACCTCCTGGCCCGCCTGCAGGTGAGGGTTGCCGGGGATCGTGCGCACTTCAGTTGCTGCGGAACACCGCCGACACGCGGAAGAATCCGTTGTGAGTCTCGACCGGCTCCAGCGTCGGCGTGGCGAAGCGCCAGCCGGTGAGCGCGATCGCGCCGCCGCTGCCGCCGAACTCGACCGGCCGCCAGTCGGTGAAGGACAGGTCCACGGTGTTCTTCATGCCGACGGCCACGGTGTCAAAGAAGGCCAGCAGGGCGTCGCGCTGCGTGACCGTTTTCAGCTCCCACTGCACCGACATTTCACGCACGTTGGCGCCGCGGTCGTAGGCGTAGAAGGTGCCGCCGATGCTTTCAGCGCTGACCTGGAGCCGGCGCAGCCCGTCCATGTTGCCGCGCACCGGGTTGGGCAGGACCACGCTGCTGCCGCCGCGGGTGATCGTGAAGCTCACCGCATCCCTCCGCCGCCGAACCGGCTCATGCCGCTGGCCAGGCGCGGCGCCACCTGCAGAGCCGTCGCGCTGTTGGTGACGTTCGGCAGGTAGACGTTGAGCGCGGCCGGGCCCATGGTGTTCAGCGCGTTGAACAGGTCGCCCATGCCGGGCGACTGGCTGACCTCGCGCCGCATCACGTGCTCGCCGACGGCGAGCCGCGCAGGCACGCGGTCGGGCGCGCCGATCATGCCGCCGTACTGGCGGCCGACCTCGCCGCCGTACTGCTTGCCGTCGCTCCTGCCGTTGATCAAGGCGGATAGGGCAGACTGGTAGCCCAACAGACCGTCCATCATGCTCGTAAACTTTTGCAGGATTCCATCAAACAATCCCACCACCAGATCCAGCGCCAGCTTCACCGCGCCGGCCACGATGCTCGGCAGGTTTTCCCAAAAGGAATTCCACAGCCCCTGCAGCACGTCAATCATCAGCTTGAACGCGCCGATCACCGTGTCTTGCAGGATTTGCGACCATGGAATAGTGGCCAGCTTATCCTTCAACATATCCCACCCCGCCTCGAGCGCCGGGATGATGTGAGTCTGCCACTGCACCACGAACTCATCCCACGCGGCGCGGCTCGCCTCGGCCTCCGTCCCGCCAGCAGCCATCACGGCGCGGTACTTCTCCTTGATCTGCTCCAGCCCGATGCTGAACTCGTCCAGACCTTCCTGCAGGCGCTGCAGCGGGCCGATCAGAATGGCAGCCAGGCCCTCACCGATCAGCGCCTTGGTGTTGGTCCACGTCGCGCCGAGCCGCGCCAGCGTGCCGGTGAATCCGCTGTCCAGGATCGCGGCCGCGTCGGCCGCCGCCGTGCTGTTCGCGGCCAGGCTTTCCAGCGTCGCGCTGAAATCTTCGGTGCTCTTGACCAGTTCGCTCAGGGCCATGGCCGACTCGGCGCTGCCGAAGAACTGCAGGAACCAGTCCCACGACTCCGGCTGCAAGTCCATCACTTCGCGCAGCTCCTGCAGCGCGGGCAGGAATCCGTGCTCGCGGATCGCCTCAGCGGAAAGCATCTTCAGGTCCAGCTGGTCGATCACTTCCCACAGCTTTTCGCCCGGCTTGATCAGGGTGTTGAACACCGCGCCCAGCTCGGCCGTGGCTTGCTTGCCGGTGCGGCCTGCGTTGGTCAGGACCACCAGCGACGCCGCCACGTCCTCCAGCTGCAGGTTCAGTGCCCGCGCTTCCGGCGCCACCATCTGGAAGCTGCGCACGATTTCCTCCATCTGCAGGTTGCCGTCGCGAGTCGCGCCGAACAGCGCGCTGGTGGCCCGCGCCGCCTGGTCCGCGGTCAGCTCGTAGGCCAGCATCGTGCGGTTGACCATGTTCACCGCGGTGTCCAGGTCGAGCGCCGCGATCTTCGAAAGGTTGATCGCCTCCGCTAGCACGCCCAGGCCGCCGGCGTCCGGCGCGAACCCTGCGCCAGTGACTTCCTTCAGCGCGCTGAAGGCGTCGGCCATGGCGATGCCGGAATCGTTCGCCATCTTGAGCACGCTGCCGCGCAGCGCGTCCACTTCGGCGGCGCTCGCCCCGGTTTCCATCCGGTAGTTCAGCATCGCCTGCTCCAGATCCTGGTGAGCTTTCAGGCTGCTGCCCATGAAGCTCATCGCGCCGCGCACCGAGACGTAGGCGGCGGCGACGCCCACCAGACCCTTCACCCACTTGCCGGTGCTGGACGCGGCGCGCTCGCCCATGCTGGCGCTCTGCTGGCCCAGCTCGTCCAGCTTGCCCTCGAGCCGCTTAATGCCGTCCAGCGCCTGCTGGCTCTCGCTGCGAAACTCAAGGGTGGCGGTTTCCTTCACTGGCCGGAGGCGTCTTGTCTGGCACGGTCCTGAACCCGTGCAGCATCACGTCCTCCCGCATCCTAACCTGCTCGTAGGCCATGACCAGATCGCGCTGCTCCTGCGGCAACGTCGCCCAGTCGAACGGCCACAGCCTCCACCGCTCGCACGCCCGCCAGATCAGATAGGCCAGGGTGCGGTCGTGCTTCTCCAGGTCAAGCGGTGGCGGCCCGCTCTTGCTCGCCGCCAGATCCCGCTCGAGCAGGAAAGGTCGCGGCGGCCAGCGCCTCGCCTTCGCTGACCGCATTCCCGCTTTGTTGGCTGGCCTGTTGGATGATCGCGAGCAGCTGCACCTGGCCCAGGCCGGCCGCGTACATCTCGTCCGCCAGCGCCAGGTAGTAGTCCATCGCGGTGCGCCGGCGCTGCACCACGTCGGTGATCGCGGCCCAGTCCGGCTCCGGGGTGGCCCACTCCACGTTCTTGTCGGCGCGCAGCGCGGTCTGCACGGTGCGCGAGAGCCGGCAGCGATAGAGCCGGTTCATGGTCAGCTGGTAGGCCGGGTCGTGGGGATTCTCCACGAAGATCGGCTGCTGCGTTTTCGGATCTCTGACAACGGCCCGCGCACTGTTGCGCGCCACGTCACGCGGCACCTGCGGCTCGGGCAGCAGGTCACCGCTCGTCTCCTGGAAATCAGCCGGCACGGGCGCGATCGTCAGCACGATCTTCTCACCGTTCAGCATGGTGAGCTCGAGCGGGCGCGCCTCGGAATGGTAGGTCTTGCCGTACAGCTTCATGCCGCGCAGCGTAGCAGCCGCCCGCGGCGGAATTGAAGCGAGGGAGCGCAGGTTCCCCCGCGCCCCCTCTGGTCAGCAAGCCCTCAGGCAGCCGCCTTTAATCCGTAGTTGTTGTGAGTTCTTGGCTACGGCATACAAGCCGCCACCAGTCTAGCCGCCGGCCCGCGCTGAAATAGAAGCGGGCGCCGCCCCCCCGGACAGCGCCCGCCGCGCACCCCCTGCTGGCGCGCTCGGATCAGACCCCTAGCCGTTAGGGGTAGTTCGTCTTGCTGAACGTCGGCAGCGGATCCAGAGACTGAAAGGTGAAGCCGATCTTGTCGTACTCGTCGCCCTGGCCGTGAGTGATGCCGGTGATCGCGCAGTGCGTGAACTTGATCAGCTCGTCGGTGCCGCCGCCAGGATCGTCCACGTAGAACTCGACGTGCAGCGTTTTCTTGTCGCTCCCGCTGGTCGTGCTGACGTTCGCGGAGTAGGCGCCCAGGAACAGGAGAAACTCCGTGATGCTGCCGCTGCCGCTGTTGAAGTGCTCCACGAACTTGAAGCTGGCGCTGCCCGCCACGCCCTCCTCATCACCCTTGCGGAAGTGGTCGAGCTGGCCGCGATCCTTGACGGTGATCGTGTTCTGCTTGATCTCCCACTGCAGGTCGCCCTCCATCAGCGTGACCTCTTTCGTCACCGGGGTGCCGTTGCCGTCCACCAGGCGCATCCGTCCGTCGCGAAGGTTCCGGGTTGCCATGTCAGGTTCGCTCGATCAGGTTGAAGGTGCTCTCGGTGATGATTTCGCCGGCATTCTCGCCCAGCGTCGCGTGCAGGAAGTCCACGGCTTGCAGGATTCCCTGCAGGTCGCCGGGCGTCCCGCTGATGCCACCATACACGGGTAGGTTCTGAGCCACCAGCGCGGCGCGCACGGCCTGGCCCACGGTTTCGGCCCGGCGGATCGCGCCCTGGTCCACCTTCAGGTAGCAGGTCAGGCGGCCCGCGCAGCCGGTGCGCTCGATCTGCGCGCCGCGGGCGTTCGGGCTCCAGCGCAGGTCGAGCTCGGCCCAGTCGCCTGCGGTGCCGGCGGCGGGCACGCCCTCTGCGCGCAGATTCACCTGCACGCTGAGCAGCGCGGCCGCCACGGCGTTGGTGATCACCGCGGCGGCATCGTCCAGGCGTACGCTCATGGCCCGCCAGGATACGCCCTGCGCGTCGGCGGATCAGGGCCGTGCCCCGACTGGAACACCAGGCTGAAGTAGTCCAGGTCGCCGGTGCCGAAACTGATGCTGGTCGGGCTTCGGATTCCAGCCGTGGGCTTGCCGGTCAGCGCCTGCGTGTTGCCGCCAGGCAGGCAGTGCACGCGGTGATTGTTGGACGCCTCGGGTCCGTTCACCCCGACGTAGGCGGTCACCTCGTCTCCGGCGGTGCCGGCATCGGTGCGCGCCGTGCCGGTCGGCCAGTAGTCTGCCGCCACCGTGAAGTCCTCCGTATTCACTTTGCTGGTCAGGCCGTTGAGCCCGGACCAGGTGCCGGCGAGCAGCACCAGGCGCACGCTGCGCTGCTCCGTCCACGTCGCCGCGTCCTTATCCACGTAGCCCTCATGCAGCACGGGCGGCTCGGCCGCGTCGGTCAGCCAGCCAGGATCTGCCTGGCCAGCCGTGAGCTGCACGCGGTCGAACACCACGCTGCCGCTGGCGTTGGTCCAGCGCAGCACGATCAGCAGCTTGTCCGCGGTGTTCGGAACCTGCAGCGTGATTGCTCGATCCTCGAATGCGCCGAGCGCGCTGCCCGCCAGCACCGTGCTGGTGCCGCCGGCGCCGTAATCCAGCAGCACCTCCCAGTTGTTAGTCAGGCGCAGCGCTCGCACCTTGAGCGTCACGTACTGATCGCGCCAGCCCTCCTGCAGCAGGCCGTACTGGTCCTGGTAGAGCTCGGCCGTGCCGCCTGACAGCTTCACGCCGCGGCCGCAGGTTTCGAACTCGCCCGCGGTTGTGGTGCCAGCGACCACGCCGCCGCCGGTGGTGTAGTAGTCCCAGAAGCACGGACGGCCGTTGGCGTCGGCGCCGCGGAAGAAGCCGTTGACCACGGAGCTGACCGCGCCGCTCTGGCGCGCCAGGTTCATGTTCGCCGGCGTCAGCGCGGTGAACGGCGCGGCCGTGGCCCAGGCGAAGGCATCAGCCATAGGGGTGCGCCCTCTTGCTCGCGCCGCGGCTGCCGACGTTCTGCGCCACCGGCACGATCAGCACCAGCACGTTGCACACGAAGGTGCCGCCGGCGAAGGTCAGGCCGTTGGCGGCGCGCACCAGCACGGTCAGCGTGCTGCCGCTGATGCTCGCCTCGATCACGTTGGCCACCCGGTCCTCTCCGTTGTCCTTGACCGCCCAGGCCAGCGCCAGGTCACCGCTCACGAAAGTGCCCGCGGGCGCGACGGTGGCCAGGTCGAAGGTGGTGCTGGCGCTGGTGCCGGCCGCGCTGGTCGTGATCCGCACGTCCTCCACGCGGAGCAGGCGCGCCCCGCCCAGCGCCTTCATCGTGCCGCCGTCGTAGACGCCGCCCCAGGCCACGCCGCCGCCGCCGCTGCCTTCCCGCTGCACCAGCGGGCCGCGGTGCCGGCTGCCCCAGCCAAGGACCGCCAGGTGCACCTCCACCTGGTCGGCGGTGCCGACGTTCTCCACCCGGTAGGTCGCCTCGGTGGCGGTGCCGCGGGTGCTGGTCGGCGCCCACACGAACACGTAGTCCGCCGGCAGGTCGGCCGAGCCCACCTCGATCGTGTCCGCGTCGCCGCTGGCCCAGGTGACCGTGATGCGCGCCCGGGCGCCGCTGCCGGTCAGCCGCAGGATCGCCCCCAGGAGCGCGTCCTGGCCCGCCTGGCCGGCGCCCAGCAGCAGGTGGGTGTTCTGGCTCGCGTACTCGCCGGCGTCCAGCAGCAGCCTCCTGGGGTTGCTGGCGTCGGCGTTGCCGGTCGTGGTCCAGTAGGCGAACGTGGCGCTGTTCGCGTCCACCCGCTGGGCCGCCCGGAAGTCCGCGTTGCGCAGCAGGTTGCCGGGCGCAGCGCGCAGCCGGGCGTTGAGCGTGGCCGGCTCCAGGAACTCGCCGGTGTTCCAGGCGCCGCCGTAGCGGGGGGCCAAGGCGGTCATGCCGGGTAGGGCACCACCCCGTTCACCGGCTCGAGCAGCCACAGGATGCTGGCGCGCAGCAGCCCGCCGGCGGTGCCGAAGGTCTGGCCGCTCTGCGCCGCCACCCTGAGGCTGGTGCCGTTCGACCAGTCCAGGCCGGTGATCTTGCGCAGCTGCGTCGTGGACCAGAGATTCGTGCCGGCGTTGTGCGGCGTGAAGAACCCGGCCGCCACCCGCACGCTGCTCTGGCCCAGGATCGTGGACCAGGCCGGCGTGTAGTCCACGAAGGCGTCACCTGACCTGATCACGCCGTCCAGGTTGGCCGTCGCCAGCATCAGCAGGCCCGATTCGCTGCGCCGCGTCCAGGAAGCCTGCGCCGGGCCCAGGTCGGCGAGCAGCCGGTGATCCAGCGTCAGCACCAGGCCGTGGCTCCACTCGCCCAGGACCGCCTGCACGTGGTCCACGTAGACGTGCTGGGTGCTGCCGCTGGTGCCGAAGTCGGCGCCGACCAGCACGCTGTCTCCAACCGCCACCGCCACCGCGGGCGGCAGCGTCACGGTCAGATCCTCCATGGCGCCGCCGCCGCTGTGCCAGGCGCTCACGTAGTCGGTGCTGCCGTGCCGGATGAAGGCGCGCACCAGGCTGGCCGCGCTGGCCTTGGCGCGCAGGGTGACCGTCAGCCCGGGCCAGCCGGTCATGACGGCCGCACCCTCGATCGTCGGCGGCAGCGCGCCGCCAATGTCCTGCACGAGCTGCGCGGCGGAGTCGGCCGCGCTGATCGTCCAGTCCAGCGCCGCGCCGCCGCGATAGCCCTGGCCCGCCGTCGTCACCCGCGCCGGCGCCACCGCAGGCGTGCTCGAGCGGCCGCCCCACCACAGCGGACGATCGCCGCGCCAGGCGCGCAGGTAGGGATTGCGCACCAGGTTGACGGCGTGGCTGGCGGCGTCGCTGTTCAGCGTGGCCTCGTCCAGCGTGGTGTCCGCGGTCGGGTACTTCTGCCAGCTGCGCGCCGTGCCCATCAGCCCGTCCTCCCCAGCTCGCGCATCGCGCTGGCGACTTCGGCGCGCCATTGCGGCAGCACCTTCCGGATGGACGGCAGGATGAACGGGTGGCGGCGGTCCAGGTGCACCACGTAGTCCACCGGGTTTTCGATCGTCACCACGAAGGCGCCGCCGAGCAGGCTTTCGCGGGCGCGGCCGGCGCGCTCGCCCTCCTGCTGCGCCGCAGCCACGTCCTGAGCCTTCATCAGGCGGCCGTCCGATCGCCGCACCCCGTAGAGCGGAGTGCCATACACCGGCACGCCGTGGGCGCGCATGATCGCCACCCAGCCCATGCGCGATCGGCCAGTGAGGACGCGGTGCACGTCCAGGATTTCGCCCACGACGTCGAGTGCGAGCTTGCGCGTGAGCTGCTGGCTGACCTTCTGCAGGTTGCGGCCGGTGCGCTGCAGCAGCTCCTGGTGCTGACGGGAAAGGCTGGCGCTGATCTGCATGGCGGTCAGCGGGTCCGCTTCATCTGCAGCAGGAACAGCCCTCCAGCGCCGAGTGGCTGCGCCGTGTCGCCCACCTCGTAGCGCTTGCCGTCCTTCACCACGTAGTCGCGAGTGCTGGGCGCGCCGAGCTGCGGGCCGGCCGTGATGAACATCCCGTCCAGCATCACGGTGCCGCCGCCGATGATGCCCTGCATCTCTGCCGGGATGTCAATCCAGATCCCGTCCACTGGCTCGTTCGTGGACGTGGCCGCCGCGGTGCCCGCGCTCCAGTTCACCGCCGCGCCGCTCGCCGCGGCCACGCGGTAGTAGCTGACGGTGACGCTCAGGCCGCGATCCTTCCAGGCGCGCAGCGCAGCCGGCGCCAGGCTGTTGTGCCGCTGCGTGCGCACGGCCTAGTCCAGCTCCACGCCCGCGCCTTCGCTGTCGCTGCGGTGATAGACCCGCGGCACCAGATCCTCGAGCTCGCGCAGATCCTCCGCGCTCCAGTCCAGCAGTTCGGTCGGGTCGGCGCTCTGCGCCTTTTCCTCGTAACGCTCGGCCAGCTTGGTCAGCGCCTCGAGCGGCGTGCTGGCGCTGACCGTCAGGAATGCGCTGCGCTGGCCCGCGCTGATGCTGTACGCGCTCGCGAGTGCGGCCATCTTCGCCCGGATCGCGGCGGCCGCGGCGGCGAACAGGTTGCCGCTGTGCAGATCCAGCAGGGTCTGCAGCTCCTCATCCTCGAACACGTAAATATCGGCTCCGGCCGCGTCCGCCTGTTCGGTGTCCGCGATCAGCAGCCGCACCTTGTGCACTGCGTCGGGCGCGTCGCCGCTGTAGGTGAAGGTCACGATGCGATTGTTACACGGGACGCGGTGCCGCACCAGAGCGGCGAGTTGGTGGCACGGTCGGAATCTTCAGGGTTTGCTCCACGGCTCATCAGCGGCCTGCTTACGCCGTGGCCCTTACGTGTTGCCCGCGGCCGCACTGGCTGGTCCGTTCTCCCGCCCATGCCACCGCCGGCATCGTAGCACCCGGGAGGAAAGGCAGCGGGCTGCAGCCTCTCAGCCGCAGCCCGCTTCGGTCAGTCATTCCCCAGGGGGGAGGATCAGACGCCGCCGCGCACCGTGGTGCGGTAGTCCAGCCAGGCCGAGCCCCAGACGTGGCGCACCTTGTTCCGGATCGCGTCGTGTTCGAAGCTGAAGCCGGAGTTCTCCACCTCGCTGAACAGCTCCGGCGCCTCGCGCCCGCCCAGGAACTCGACCAGCAGGCCGTCCTGCTTCTTCGGGTCACCGAACAGGTAGAAGGCGTTGTCCGTGGCGCCGCTCGTGCTCAGCCACGGGCTGGTGACCACCTTCAGGTCCAGGTTGCGCAGCGCGTTGCTGCTGCCCTGGATCGTCGGCGCGGAAGCGGTGCCGGCCAGCGCCAGCTTCTCCATGCTGGACACGTCCTCCATCGCCTCCACGTACTTGTCCGGCGGCACCAGCAGGATCTTCGGCTGCACCGTGATTTTGTTGCCGCCCAGCCCGGTCTGCGCGTACATCTTGCTGATCGCCAGGATCAGCTCGGCCCGGGTGTAGCCGTTGGCGTTGCCCACGTCGTTCTTGTGGGTGCCGTTGTGATAGAGCGCCACGCTGTCGTAGATCGTGGGGTTCTGGTCAATCATCGTGTAGACCACGTGCTGCTCCAGCGCCTCGTTCGCCGCCTTGACGAACTTGCTGGCCCAGCCGCCGAGCAGCTTCAACGATTCGTTGATCCGCGCCTCCATGCTGGTGGCGAAGATCGCGCCGCGCTTCTGCACCTGCAGCGTCACCTTCTGGTCGGACACGTTGACCATCGGGTACATCGCCAGCTCCTTCACCACGCCGAGCGGCGCGAAGTTGCCGGCCGACAGGAAGTTGTCAGGCTTGAAGTCGGTGGCGCCCGGGCCGATCGTGACCAGATCGCGCCAGATTCCGCCGGCCTGCTCCCACTCCTTCTGCGCCTTCACGTGCGCGGCGTCCACGACCAGGTTGGCGTAGTCGCTGGTGCCGAAGGCTTCCAGGAAGTCGTGCACGCGGTAGTCCATCACGCGGGCCAGGAACCGCTCGCGCTCGCGCCCTTCGGCGCAGCGCAGCATTTGCTCCTGCAGTTTCGTCAGCTTGATGCTCATGGTGTTGCTTGGTCCTTGTGCGTGGTGGGTTGACTTAGGCGTGCACCGCTTGATTCATGCGGCTGCTGATCAGCAGGACGTGGCCGCGGGCGCCGCTCGCCACGTCGGCGTCCACGACGATGCCAACCGCGGGGTTGGTGGCGGTGCCGGCGTCCACCGTTCCGGTGGCGGCCGCGTAGACCGGCGCGCCCATCACGACGGTGGCGCCGAACGTCACGTCGTAGACGCCGTCCAGCCAGACCGTGCCGACCGCGCCGCTGGCGATCGCCGTTGCCGCCACGCCGAACACGCCCTCGCCGTCGCCGGCGATCGCGATGCCGTTGGTGGCCAGCTTGACCGGATCACCGGCGGCGATCGCTTCCGTCGCCTCCAGGGTGACCGAGAGGCTTTGACCGTAAAGGGGAATCCACTTGCCCATGTTGGTGCTGTGCTCCTTGGTGGACCGCGATTAGCGGCCCTGCTCCACGTAGTGCTTGAGGGTTTCGCCCTTCAGGCCAGCGGCCCGTCCGGCCTGTTCGCGCAGCATCTTGGCCGCGCCGTCCACCTGCTCCTTGGTGGCTTGCTCCTGCACCGGCTTGGTCGCCTCGCCGGCGCCAGCACCCGTGACCACCGGAGCGGCGGCGGTTTCGGCCGGCTTCAGCAGGCCGAGCACCGACAGCTCCTCGCGGCGGCCCTTGACCATCTCCTGGGCGCGCTCGGCGGTCAGGCCGCTGGTCGCTTCCATGACGGTGCGCAGGTTCTTGCGCGTCGCCTCCGGAAGATCGGCCGCCTGCTCGAGCGCGGTGGCCACGATGTTCTTGGCGCTGACCGCGGCCAGCTGTTGCTTGGCTTCGGCGGCCTCGGCCTCGGCCTTGTTGGCCCGCTGCTCTAGGGCCTGCAGCTGTTTCGTTTCTTGCTCGTTCATGGTGGTGTCTCCGGTGGGAGCGCCGTTGATCGGCGCGCCGGCGGCCGCCGCTTTCATCGCGGCCGCGATCTTGTCAGGGTTCCAGCCCGCTTGCTCGTACAGCCCGCCGGTGGTGGCGCCGCCCGGCACCAGGTCCACGCAGCGCACGTACACGATCGCCACGACCTGGCTATCGTCGTCGGTCGGGCAGGCCAGGGTCACGTCGTGCGACAGGCCGACCAGGTGCGGCTTCTGCTCGCACAGGTGCAGCGCGTGCGCGGTGCGGTCGGTGACTTCGATGCGCAGCTCCTTGGCGCGCAGCATCTGGCTCGGCTCGTCCCAGTAGACGCCGGACAGCTCGCCGGCCAGGCGGTTGATGCTCGGCAGCTCCCACGCCGGCGTGTGGTCCATGAACACGCGGGCGCCCTCGTAGAGCGGGATCGCGGCCTGGACGGCCTCTTTCGTGTAGGTGCGCGGCTTGCCGTTGCTGCCGAAGTTCTCCGACTTCAGGCCCAGCACCGTCACGTCGGTGAACACCTTGGCCGTCGTGCCGCCGGGCGCCTTCGCCTCCTGCACGCGCACGCGAGAGTCCCACGCGGCGAACTCGCGCACCGAGCTCTGCTGCCGACTGGCCACCGCTCCCGTCATGCCCATGTTCTAACCGCGGTTCGGCACTGTGCCAGCTCGCCGGTCAGTCCCACACCAGCCAGCTGCGCACCCGACCCCGCGCCGTCAGCGGGCCCAGCGCGATCTTGCCCGCCACCCAGGCCCGGTACGTCGCCTCGCCCAGCGGCTGCAGCCCGAACTCCGGCGCCTCGCGCTCCTTCTTCTCCATCCATTCCGGCCAGGCCAGGGATTTCGGCACCAGGCCGTCCATGCTCATGCGCACCCCGTCCGGATCCTCGACCTTCCCGCCGGCGCCCAGGCCCAGGATTTCCCGCACGCTCTTGGTCACCGGGCCGATCTTGCACCGGCAGTTCGGGTGGAGCGGCACCCGCGGCGCCTCGCCCACGTCGTAAACCTCGCCATCTTCCTCGCCGCAGATCGGGCAGGTGATGTCGTCCAGGGTGGCGATGAACTTCACGCCGGCCAGCACGTCGCTGTTCTGCTCGTGCAGGTGGCGGTCGTACTCGCCGCCGATCCGGTGCAGCGACGTGCGGGACAGCCGCGCCCAGTCCGCGGCCTGGCCGCCAAAGGTTTTCTTCAGGTCACGCGCCAGATCCTGCACCGACTGGCCGGAAAGGTAGCCGCCCATCACCTGCTGGCGGATCTGCGCCACGCTGCCCACGTACTCGTCCTTGAACAGGTCGGCCAGCATCCAGTTCGGATCCTTCGCCTGCGTCGCCAGCTCGAACCCGCCCACCGGCGGCACGCGCCACGGCGGCAGGTCGGCCAGCTTGCCGCGGTACTGATTCCACACGTCCTCCATCTCGCCGGCCAGGTGCGCCTGGTGCTGAATCGTCCGCTCGGCCGCGGTGGTCATGATCTCCAGTACGTCGGAGTAGGTGCCGCTCACCGCACGCTCCATGATTTCGCCGAGCTCCTGGCGCATCGCGGCGGTGACCGTGGCGCGCTCGCTGGTCAGCACCTGCGCGAGCGCGGCGCCGGCGTGCTGCAGCGCGACTTCGCGCAGGCCCACCACCACGGCGCCCTCGTACTTGACCAGGCCCATGCTGCGCCAGATTGTCAGATCCTCCAGGTACTCGTTCAGCGGCAGGCCGAGCCGCACCGGCAGCGGCAGGCTGCCGTCACCGCGCAGCCGGCCGTGAGGCATCGGAGTGGTGGACACGCCGCGCAGGATGCGCTGCCACCAGGGCGCGTCGGAAGGGATCACGCCGCCGGTTTCTCCGCGCCCTTCGCCTTGTCAGTCGGCGGCGGAGTCGGAACCGGCGGCGCCGGCGGCAGGTCGTCCTCATCTTCGAACAGGTTGGATTCCTCGTCCTGCGCCATGCGCTCCAGCTCCTGGTCGAAGTCCAGGCCCATCGCCTCGGCCGCGCTGCGCTTCGACTCGATCCCGCCAGCCACCAGGCTGTTGTGCCCAGCGGCCTGCTCCTTGATATTCGGCGGCACCACCGGCGGCGGCTGCAGCGTGTAATCGGTCCAGCCGCAGGCGTTCAGCAGCCGCGTCAGCTTGACCCGGAAAATCTCCTGGTAGGAGAGGAACATGGAGTGCGCCGGGCCGCTCGCCACCAGCGTGCTGGCGTAGTTGCTGTTGCTCGCATCCTGCAGCACCAGGTACTCGGGCAGGCCCACGCCGCTGGCGATCAGCAGCACCAGCAGGCGCCAGTCCCCCGCAGCGCCAGAGCTGTCTATGTTCATGGCCGGCATTTCCCACTTCACGCCGCCGTATTCGGTGACCACGCTGCCAGCCGGCGGCAGCTTCTTGATGTTGACATTCACATCGCCGTTGGTGGTCGGCGGCTTTCCGCCCGTCACCGTGCGCACCACCGGCAGGCGGCTGCGCGTCAGGTTCATGTAGAAGCGGCTGTTGGCCAGCTTCTCCAGGCGCACGATCCACTCGAGCACGGGCGTGAGCACCGACGCGCCGCGCAGCGACGTGCCCAGCGCTTCGGTCGTGGGCAGGATCACGTCCTGCGGCGCCACCAGGTACTCGCCGCCGCTGCCGTCGCTGAACTTGTAGGCCAGCGGCTTCATGTAGTCGCCGGCGCCCGTTTCGATTCCGAGCAGCCGACTGTCAGGCAGCACGCGGAAGGTCGGCGGCACGCCGCTGCGCGGCCGCATCAGCCCAGGCTGGCGGCGCGCATCGGTGAGATTCTTCGCATTCGGCCCCCACGTCAGCGGGTAGATCACGGTCGGCGCGCTGCCGTAGAGGAAGGTTTCGCGCACCATCTTGGTGACCTGTTCGCCCCACTCCACCAGCTCGGCCCAGGCGTCGAACTTCGCCTGCTGCGCCTTCGACTTGAAGGTGGGCCACCAGCCCGTGCCGTAGGTGAACGTGGTGTACGCCCGGATGATGTTCTTGGCCGGGCCCGTCACGTGGAAGCGCTCGGTCAGGTAGGTGTTCATACTCACCCGATCCGGGTAGGCGTCGAAGGCGCTGCTGCCGGCGCGCTGCCACCCGCGATCCTCGCCCGCCAGCTGCGCCATCGCGCTGCCGCTCAAGGGCACGCCTTCCGACGTGTAGCCCAGGCGCTCGTGCACGCGCTGGAGCTCGAGCTGGAACCGCCGATCGTCGCCCTCCTGGATTGCGTCCAGCAGGTCCGGCTCCGTGCGCGGATCGCCGGCGCGGTGCCACTTGCCGCCGTCGGCGTGCGGGCCGTCAGCTGTTTCGCGGATTTCCTCGAGCTGCTGCCGCTTACGGTTCGCTTTCGATGCCATGGGTGCTCCAGTCCTCTGCATTGTCACCAGCCACGCCCACCTGTTCCAGCGCTAAATGCGCGTAGGCCAGGCTGTGGCCGTAGTGGTCTGGCCCGTTGCTGGACCAGAAGGTGCGCAGGTTGCCGTCCGCCGTCGTTTCGGTCTGGCGCTGGAGCGCGGCGCAGTGCTCAAGCGCCTGCACGTCCAGATCCTGCGCATACACGATCGTGCCGGTGCCGAGCCCTCCCACCACCGCGTTCAACAGTTCGGTGCGCTGCGCGATCACCTGCGGTCCGTCCGGCGCCTCATTGTCCCACTTCACCCGGCCCTTCATATTCTCGCTGTAGTAGCAGAGCCAGGCGCTGACGCCGCGATCCCAGAGCTCACGCTGCAGCTTGCGGCTGGATTCGGTGTTGGGCTGCGCGTCAATCACCACCGCGCCAACCTGGTACTCGGCCAGGCGCACCGCAATCTGCGTGGTGTCCGCGCTGTGCTCGGCGTGCAGCACCACCTCACGTTTCAGGTCGTCATGCAGGGCCAGCACGGTCAGGTAGTGGCCGCGCACTCCAGCGTCCACGCCGGCCGCGATCTGCGGCGCCAGGCGCGGTCCACGCCGCTCCGCCGCTGCGCGCTGGTGCAGCTTCAGCAGCTCGACCGAAAGGCTGTAGCCCTTCTCCGCGAACGGCAGCCCCAGCTTGCCGTTGTGAAACGCCTTCATCACCAGCGGGTCCGGGTCGGCCTGGGCGCGATCGTGCGCCTCCAGCACCGCGTCCCAGCTCATGCGCGTGGACAGCAGCCCGCTGATATGCCAGCTCGGGTAGAGCCCGTGCGGGTTGGTCGCAACCCAGCGCCCGGCAGCCAGGACGGCGCGCCGCTCGCTCTGCCAGATCCGGCCAGCACAGCACCTCGAGCCGATGCTGGCGCCGCGGGCCGCGTCGCGCTGCACGTTCAGGGTTTCGCTCTGGCCCACGCCCACCACCCAATCCAGCACGGTCCAGCCGCCGCAGCGCGGGCACGGCACCGTCCACCGCCGCTGATCGCCGCGCAGGTAGGCGTGATCAATCCCGCGGCCTGGCATTCCGGGCGTGCTCACGTCGAGCTCCCACCGCAGCCCTTCCTGCTGGCCCATCAGGCGGTCGCGGGCCATCTCGATAATCTCCGGATCGCCGGAGTCGTACTCGTCCACCGCCAGCAGATTGACCGGGCTCGACTTCACCCCGGTGCGGCTCTGCATCCCGCGGAAGTAGGCGTTGCTGCCGTTCACCGCCACGCGGTGGCCCTTGTTATCCACCAGGCCGTGCAGGCCGGCGATGCGCGGGCTGTTCATCACCGTGAGCTGGAACCGGCCGGCGCTGAAGTCGGTCGCTTCCTTCGCCGCCGGGAACAGGTGCATGGTGTTGAGCCCGTGGACGTGCTGCACGTGCAGCTCGCGATTGACCAGGGTTTCGGTTTTCCCGCTCTGCGCGCTGCTCATCACCACGCCGCGCTCGGCCAGCGTGTCGTGAATCTCCCGCAGGTACTCGTACTCGTTGAAGTCCCACGGCTTCCACGGCCCGCCGGTGCTGCCGGTCGGCTGGATGCAGCGCAGGCGCTCGGCGTAGACGCTCGGCGTCCACCGCATCAGCAGCCGCTCCGCCTGGGTTAGCACGCCTGCCGCGCCAGCGCCTGGATCTGCGCGCCGACCTGGACCTGAAAGTGCTGGCGCC